TCAACTCTTGTATCTCTTGTATCAGCAGATACACTAACAAACAAAACACTTACTGCACCAACATTAACAGGAACTGCTACAGTAGCAAGTCTTGATATTTCTGGTGACATAGACGTAGATGGTACTACAAACTTAGATGTTGTAGATATTGATGGTGCAGTTAACATAGCTGCCGCAACTACCATAGCCACTAACAATAAGATAATCTTTCGTGATGCTGCAATACATATTAGTTCTAGTGCCGATGGACAGTTAGACTTAGTTGCTGATACAGAAATACAGATAGCGGCAACAACGATTGATATTAATGGTGCTGTGGTTCTTAGTGCCGATTTGACTGTGGGTGATGACCTTACAGTTAATGGTGGAGTTATTGAACTTAGGACTGACAGTGGTAGTGTTGGTCAATTAAAACTATATTGTGAATCAAGTAATAATCATGCACAAACTATATCTCCTCAAGCTCATAGTCTAGCAGCATCAAATACCTTAACACTTCCAGGTGGTAATACAATAGGAAATGCAAATGCAACTCTTGTTTCTGATACTGGAACACAAACATTAACTAATAAAAGCCTTACCGCACCTACAATAACTGGTACAGCAGTTATGGCTACATTAGATATATCTGGAGATGTAGACGTAGACGGAACATTAGAAGCAGATGCTATTACATTAAACGGTACTGCAATAACAGCAACAGCAACTTTATCCACAGGTATATCAAATAATAATGTACCTAAGTTTACAAGTGGTGTGGCAGACGATGATTTTTTAAGAGTTAATGGTACTGCTATTGAAGGAAGAAGTGCTAGTGAAGTAGTTTCTGATATTGGTGCAGCATCACTTGACGATGCCACAGCTCTTGCGATTGCTTTGGGTTAACACAAATAAGGAGAAGAGATGGCAAATACATTTAAATTAACAAGTAGAGATAATGTTCCTGCATCTGCAGGAACATTTGAAGAAGTTTATGATTGTCCTGATAGCACAACGTCTGTTATTCTTGGATTAACACTTGCAAACATACATACAGCACAAGTTACTGCATCAGTAAAGATTGTAAGTGTGACAAATCAAACAGGCTCTACTCAAAATACTACATCTCACCTTTTAAAAGATGCACCTATACCTGTTGGCAGTTCTTTAGAAGTTATGGCAGGAAACAAACTTGTTTTAAATCCTAATGACAGAATCTCAATAGATGCTTCTGTTACAGATAAAGTATCAGTAACTTTGAGTTACATGGAGATAGCATAATATGGCATATCTAGGTCAAGGTCCAGTCACAACATTTGAATCGAGTACTGCGGTACAAAGATTTAATGGTGATGGTTCGGATACCACATTTACATTAACCACAGCGGTTAGTTCTGTGCAAGATGTTTTGGTTTCTGTTGATGGAGTTGTTCAAGACACATCTTCTTATACCATACCAGATAATACAACATTAACTTTTACGGCTGCACCTAGTTCTGGAACTGCCAATATATTTGTATATTATTTAGCACCACAAACTGGCACGGTTACACCAGCAGCAGAGTTCAAAGGTAATTTTAAAGCAGGTGGTTTGTTTAGAACAAATGCACAGAGTTTGACGGCTAATACTACAATACTAGCTACAGAAAATGCACAAGTTACTGGTACATTTACAGTTGCAAATTCAGTTACATTGACCATTAATAGTGGTGGAAGGTTGGTGGTGACATGAGTACAATCAAAGTAGATGCAATACAAAAAACTGATGGTTCATCAAAAATAGCTATTGATGCTTTAGAGGGTGTTGATAATGTAGGGCAGATAGCTGTACGAAGTGATGGTGGAGCATCATTCTGCCAACTCCAACAAGGTTTGTGTAAACAGTGGGCAAATTGGAATGGTGCAACAACTATAGCTGATTCATATAATACTACAAGTGCAACAGACCATGCGAGTGGTGATTCAACTATGACTATAGCAACAGCTATGGTAAACACTAATTTTACAGTGAGTGGACTATCTAAGTCAAATGATAATGATGGTGTACGAATGGCAACCATGCAATTTCCCGGTAATCAAACTGCAATTCCAAGCACCACCACATACAGAATACATTGTCAATATGAAAATACTACACTTAGAGATGCAGAAGAGCAAACTGTTCATATATTTGGAGACTTAGCATGAGTACAGTAGTATTAGATACCATAACAGGTAAGTCCACTGCAACAACCATAACCATTGGCTCAACACCTGTCGTTAGTGCAAGTGCAACCTCTATGACTATTAGAGGTGAGGGTTCAGCACAGACAAGTATTCAGCAAGGGTTGTCAAAGGCTTGGTTTAACTTTGAACAAGCAGGACCCTCAATAGAAGATTCTTTTAATACTTCAAGTATTACGGACACTTCTGCAAGTATCTTTACAAATGTATTTTCTACTAATATGGCAAATACTGTATGGGCAGGAGCTTTGACATCTCGTAATTTACATCAACAATTTAACACAGATGCGGCAGCAACCACAGGCAGAGCCATCAGAGCTTCAAATGCTTCTAATGCTGTGGGAGACACCACAGCTAACTGTATGATATGTATGGGAGATTTAGCATAATGGCAAACGGAACAATAGCATTTGATACATTATCAACAAGTGGACAGATAAGTGGAACAGCTAAGTCTGTGGATACAGATTACTTGGCATATGGTAGTTCTAAAGCATTTTCTCTTACGGCAGCAGATGGTGCTAGTATTACAGACAGTTTTAATGTTTCAGGATTGACTGACACAGCAACAGGACAACAGACTATAGCATTTAATAATGATTTTAGTTCTGCTAATCATGTTGTAAATGCTAATAACGGAAGTGGAGTTGACCATTTTGTTACTATAGCTACTAAAGCTGCTGGAACACAACTACTAAAGTCCTATGACGATGGTGCTAACGCATTTGTGGACAGTATTATTAATATGGTAGCACACGGAGACCTAGCATGACAATAGAAACACCAGAATTTCAAGGCACACATCTATGGGATAGACTGTGTTGGGCAAAAGAAAAACTAGAGATGGTTAGAACAGAATACTGTGTTGTATGGGAAGACCCAGAAACACCAGATGAACCTGCAAAAGTAACGCACCCAGATCCTAATTGGATGGCTTGTGCATTGCAGGGTGGAATACTCCCTCCTGTAGAAGCCTATTGGGAATTAAAGAAAGATGAGAACGCTCCTGGATTTACAAAACACACAAGAGGTTATCTATTGCACAACACAAAGCCTATTGATAAGATGACAGAAGAACAGGCAATAGAATATTTAATTATGAAAGATATACCACAACATGTGTGGCAAAATTGGGATAAAGCCAATAAGCCACGAATGGTTATCTGTACTAAATCACAACTTCCAAGCACTAGAGTATGGCGAAATTCTTGGAAGATTAATGAAGAATTAACCATACAACAACAAGAGGTGGCTTAAATGACAACGAACATAATAGATAAAGACGGAAATAGTATTGTCGCTTCCGATGCAACAGTACCTTCAGATAGATTATTCAGAAACGCTTGGTCGCTAAGTGGCTCAACTATAACTGAAGACCTAACTGCTGCTAAAGTTATATTCAAGGACAAGATTAGAGAAGTAAGAATACCTCTACTTGCTGCACAAGATGTAGCTTACATGAAAGCACTAGAAGCAGATAGTTCTGATGACCAGACTACTGCTAAAAATGCTAAGACTGCACTAAGAAATGCTCCAGCAGCAAGTGCTATTACAAATGCCGCAAACATAGGTGCATTGAAATCAGCTTGGAATACAAGTTTATTAGGCGATAGTCCATACGCATAAGGAGAACTAGATGGCTCTAACTAAAGTAAATAGAGGTGGCTTAAACACAGGAATTGCTGATTCTAGTAATGCTACTGCAATAACTATATCTAGTAGTGAAATTGTTACACTTGCAGATGACTTAATAATAAAAGATTCTGGAACCATTGGTTCTGCATCTAAAACAGATGCAATAACAATAGCTGCAAGTGGAAACACACAATTAAGAAGCACAGGCATAGCTGCAGGTAGTCAAGTATTTCAAATTATAGATGATGGTACAACAGTTTTAAATGTAAGGTCAGAAGATGGGAACATTAATTTTCCAGTAGCAGGTGGAGGAATATTTCTTGGTGTTACGGCTGCTGCTAGTTCAAATTTGCTTAACGATTATGAAGAAGGTGCTTGGACAGCAACTTTAACTGGAAGTACATCAGATCCATCTACAGCAGTCACACAAGCAGGAATATATACAAAAATAGGCAATATGGTTTATGCACAATTTCAAATGAGTAATGTAAACTCTACTGGTGCTGCAGGAGGGGTAAGAATTACTGGATTACCCTTTGCAGCTGGTGGTGCTCAAGCAACTGGAAATGTAATGTTTTATGTTCGTTTTACAATAGGTACTACTTCTGCAAATGTATCCCCATATGTTCAAGGATCACGAATAGATTTTTATCAGTCAGTAAATCAAGCAGGTTGGGGTGAGGTAGCACATAATGCAGGAACTGGTGCTTATATATCAGTATCTGTATTTTACAAAACTAATAGTTAGGAGTCTAAAATGGCAATAACAAAAGCAATAGAAATAGCAAAAATAGAGGTTGTAGAAACTTGGAATATCCAAGTGGCAACCGATACAGTTATCAAAGAAAATAGTGCTGAAATAGGTAGGTCAAGACATAGGCACGTTTTGCAACCATGTTCATCAACAAAAGATTCAGATAATAATTGGACACACACAGACACCGACATAAGTGG